CTTCCAGCAAATTCATTTCCAGCAAGCGACATCTGGGCTGCCACAATATCTGGGATTCCGTAATAGTTATTCATTGGAGTGTATTTCTTTAAATGAATAATTTCGTTTGGCCTATCTTCTGAATCACCAATTGGATTAATGGTTTCTGTGTCTCCAAAATTTCTAAAGAATACAGCCTTTCCATAAAGCAATTGCATAAATCCATCTCTAAGTCTTCTTACACGCATGGTTTTTGATGGTATATGTCCAATATACCCAATGTCTCCACCTGTGGTTCTACCAATTTCAAGGTACCCGTTGCCAGTTGCCTCTAAGTCTGTATAAGCCTTTATTAATGTTTCGGTAAACGTATCTTCTTGATTTGTTGCATCTAGCCAGTCTTGAAGATCTTGCTTTAATTTATTTAATTTTCTACGAGCTCTATCTAGTTGCTTATCATCTGTTATTGCATCAATTGCATCATTTGTTTTTCTTGTTTCCATAAAAGAATATCCGAGACCAACAATGTTTGCTACCTTAGCATTAATGGCTGCGTAGTTGTATGTTGAAACTTCATATATTTGAGAAAGGTATTCTAAATTATATACTGGCTGTACAAGGTCAAACATTGCATATCCAGTAACTGCTGATTGTAATAGATTTTGCTGTGTCGCTGCACCATCTTTACCAGTAAATGATTTTGAAAAATCTCTATTTACTTTTCTTTTAAAATTTGTTCCAAGGCCTCTTACTTTTTTAAGGTCATCAATACCAATTGCAAATGGGTCTACGTGTTCTTTTTCTTTCTTAAATGAGAATAAGTCTGAGCTATTTTTAACAGATACTTCGTATGCATCTTCTGGTCCGTCTTCTAAAAATTGTGTCATTTTACAGCTCCCCCTCTTAACATTGAATCTTTATACTCTCCAATATCTAATGGATCTGGAGTAAGACCCCATTTAAGCCTTTCGTTTTGATGCTCAAACTCTTCGTCATCAATTTTTCTTCTACCTGAAAGAAACTTAGGTTGACCTTCGTTAATTCCATAATGTCTAACAGAATCTGCGAGTGCGGCGATTTTAGATCTGTTACCTTTAGTTGATGTTATAGAAAGGAAATTGCCATCATCGTCGCCGATCCATCGGCCATCTGGCATTTCCCATACGTATATGCCTAGACGTGTCTCTTCAATAACTTGACTTTTTTGATTTAAGATTTCCATATGTTAACCAGTTTACCATTATTCTCAACAAAAGTCCATCTTCTGTACCAGTCTATGACAATATTTTAAAAATATTGCAGGCTAGACGTCAAAAGATCTTGTGAAGTAGGCTGTGTTGTCTAGGCCAGTAGCACTTTCTGAGAAAGTTATACCTGGGTCTTGTACGGTAAATGAATTTTCTGAGCAATACAGCTTATAATTCTTTAGAGCCTCTGGGGCCGTAAATGGGGTTTCATAAAATGCTAAATTGCTATAGGTATTAGATCCACCATATTCCGACCCGCTCTGGTTCTGATTTAATTTAATATTTGTAGCGCCTGCGTTTAGTACTATTAAAATGTGATGAGATACTCCGCTTAATAAAAATTGGGATACGTTGGTGGATGTAGTTCTATTTACTCCATTTACATATATTGCACTAATTCCATTTTTTGTTATTACTCCGCTATTTGTCCAGCTTAGAGAAGCTGAGGCTGATGAGAATAAAATATTTTTTCCTTCTCTTGGAGTAAAAAACATCTCTATTGTTCTTGGATGTATTGGGAGGTCTACTGAAAAGCCGTAACCAGATTGCATAGTCAATCCATTATATTTATTTTGCATTCTTACTGGGTAGTTATAATAACCCAATGAATAGTCGTAGTCTGAATATATTTTGCCTCCACCATTATCAGAATAAAAATCTTTATTTGAATATAAGTCAATTTCTAATTTATCAAAGAAAGGGAGGTCAAAAGATGAATCTAGGGTAGTCATTGTTACACGAATGTCTAGTATTGGACCAGATAGGTCTTCATTTTTATTATAATATGGAAGAGCAGAATTGTTTTTACATACTACCCATGGCTGCCCTGGAACTTTAGCTTCTACTAAAATATTTTGTACATCTTGGCCATAAGATATTCTAGAAGAAACAATGTTTTCTGGGTTTGGCACATAAAGTCTTTCTTCAAATACAAAGGTTTTTGTTTCTACTAATTCTGTTTGGGCAAATTCTATTCTTTTATAAGTTGGATTATAATATGCATCTCCCGAAACTATAGAATCTAAAGATTTAGATCCAGGATATCTATATGAGACTGCTGGTTTTAAAAATACAGAATTTAATGAAAATAATATACCGTTTTTAGAATAAACAATTTGTGAATATTTAGTCTCTTTATACCCAGCTAAATAATGTGCTAAAATTTTTGTGTCTTCTATTTCATAATTATATACTGCTGCTGAATCTACTAAAAATCTTTTACCAGTATTTGCTGGACCAATTTTAGGAGTCATAACTGCATTTGTAAATTTAAAGCCTGCCGTAATAAATTTTTCAGAAGCCAGAGATCCGTTTATGTACAAAGATATTTTATCTTTAGAAAATATTCCCACTATATGCATTACTTTGGTCTTGGCCACTTTAGACCATACCTTTTCTTGATTTGTGCACTTAAATATTACATTTTCATTTTTATAAAATAGGCCTATATTATTTGTTGCATCTCCAATGATTAAGTATTCTGATAGGTCAGAAGGATCTGGACTAAACCATATTTCAAATGCGAATGGATTGTCTGGGCTTTTAGAATTAGCAATCCCTAAAGCTTTTAAAGATAGATCAACGTTTTCATTAATTTCAGTTCCTCTAATACCAGATCCTACTATTGGAATAACTTCCATATCCGAAGCATCTATCGCATAGCCTTCCATAGAATTTCCAGAATAGTCTACAATTGGAAGTCCGCTAACTGCTGCATATGAAATTCCATTATCTTTTAAATCCTGATAGGTAGAATATAATGAAGTTAAGTTACTATATAGACCAGTCTCTCCAGAACGAACCTCATCTAACAAAAAAAATGCAAGTGGGTTATCTTTTAAGACAGTATATTTATATGACATGTCTTACTTCTCTTCTAGGGCTTTGACTCTCGCTGTAAGCTCTTGTACTGCTTTAATTAATGGTGATATAAATTGATCGTACCTAAGTCCTTGCATAGAATCTTCTTGTGACATATCCATTTTTACCCAACCAGCAAAATCCCCGACACCAGATTCATCTAAGGCTTGTTTTACTTCTTGGGCAATAAGTCCATAATGTGTTCTTGATCCAGGAATAGAAACTATGTCTCCTTCGACAACTTCTTTGCCGCCTTCAACGAACTTATATTTTACGGGATTTAAATTATTTATAAAGTCAAGACCAAGCGGGGATGTAGCAATATCAGTTTTTAATCTTTCATCTGAAGTATTAATGGTTCCAGTATTAGAGTATATTGTTTTCCAAAATCTATTTGATGAAACTCCATTTGGTACATCTGTTGGCTGACCTATTGAATAAAGATTGTTTGCAAAAGGATACCAGTTAGAATTTACTCCGTATCCAGAAGATGTTGGTATGTTTAAACTTATTGTTGTTGGAATTGGGTCAATTGTTGCGCTCTCTCCAGGAATACCTTGAGGTCCAGTTGCGCCAGTTGCGCCAGTTGCGCCTCTTGGTATTGTAAATGAAAAAATAGCATTTGCTGTTGTTCCAGTATTTGTTACCGAAGCATTTGTTCCAGCATTGCCAGTTGTGGTTGTTCCAACAGCTATTGTTGCTGGGCCTTGTGGACCTACTGGTCCTTGTATGCCTTGTGGACCTTGAGGGAGAACTAAATTTAATGTTTGTGAAGGGCTGGTTCCAGTTATTGTTGCACTAGCAGAACCTCCCTCAACAACCGTTCCAATATTTAAAACATTGGATGGGCCAGGGCCACCAATAATTCCATCAACACCTCTTGGTAATGTTAAATTTAATATAGCATTAGATGCAGTTCCTACATTAACAACTGATGCTGGTGTAGCCGCACTAACAGTAGTTACTGTACCCACCGCTAACGTGCCTGAAGGGCCCTGTGGGCCTGGATTAGCGGCTATAAAGGTTGCAATGTCGGCACCAAGGTTTCCAAGGTCTCTAGGGACGTCTGGGGTGTCTGTATAGTCTGGAAATCTCCAGCCATTTACTCCTGTACTCATTTTTTTATTATACCACCTATCTATTTAATATATATGTGTGCTGGGCTCATGTATCTAATGCCAGACACAATAGGCTTTACTTCGTGAATATATGGCTCTTGTGATGGGAACATTATTAGGCTTCCAGCTTTTGGTTTTATAGTAACATTGTGATTTGGGAAACTAATTTCTCCACCCTCATAATCATCATTAACATATGCCACTAAAGAAAATGCTAAATCCTTGTTGCCATCCTGTCCATCAAAATGTGGGCCCATTGATTGTCCTTCATTCCAGGCTTTTATTGGTATGCGATCAAGACTTAAATTATATTTATTTCTATCTAATTTTCTAGCGTCTAAATATCTATCAGTACACATTTGAAAGGCCATCAAAAAACTATTGGCAATATAAAGAGTTTTTTTATCTACTATATCTGATCCAGTAGTTGTTTTTAACGCAGATCTATTTATTGTTTTTGTTTTACCATATACCAGACTAGAATCATTGCTTGCCGTCCAATTTTCCCATTTGGATATCCTGGAATACGACTCTGGCTCTTCGTCTATTTTGTCTATAAAATCTTTTAAATGTTCTGGAAAGCTTAATGCATTTTCCCAGTACCAGATATCTGTTCCCAAAATTTTAAGATCAAACATTATAAACTGCTTAAACTCTACATTATTTTGCATGTTAGCCCTCTACTTCTGATGCTGGATACACTTCTCCACGGGGGGTTATTCTTAATCCTTTATTTCTATAGTCTTCCCACTCAATAGCCTCATCTGCTTGCATTGCTCTAACCTCAGCAAGCTCTGCCGCCCAAGCATCTCTAACTTCTTGCGGGTAATCACTTTCTTCTCTATCGTCCCAGAATGATCCTAGAG